TTGAAGCATTGGAAGATGAAACTGTATTTGTAAATGTATTTGCTGAAAATAAATATTAAGTTTTATAAATGAATAAAAAAATAGATAACAAAATATTACAAGATAAAATTAAAAATTTAGTAATATCTAATTATTTTCCTTGGTTTTGGAATGAAAATCAAATTGTATATACAACTAAAAACAATCATAGTTATTTTGGATTTACTCATGTTGCTATAAGAGATTATGAAGCAAATTCAGAATTAATAGAACCTATAAAAGAATTAATTGATGAAATTGTTAAAAAAGAAAATATAAAATATAAAGCTATTTTTAGAGCACAATTTAATTTATTAACAAATACAAACATTACAGATGAGCAACTTAAAAATAGTATTCATATTGATATAGAAAATTCTAATTTTCTTACAATTTTATATTATGTTATAAATTCAGATGGAAATACAATTCTTTATAATAATGATAAAGAAACTATTATTAGCGAACATTCACCTATAGAAGGTGAATATATAATTTTTAAATCTAATACTTTGCATAGAGCATCTTTACCAAAAATAAATAGCAGAAGACTTGCTATTAATATAGTGTTAGAATTAAACGAATAACAAAGGAAAATACTAATGGATCCAATAACAATCCTATCAGCCTTTGCTCCTGTAGTAATGGACTTAGGTAAGTCTCTTATTAACAAGTTTGTAGCACCTGATCAGTTTAAACCTGCTACTATAGAGCAATATGCTCAGATGAAGAACATAGACCTAGAGTTTTTTAAGGTTATGAATGACGCTGGGGCAGGTAATTCTTCATACCCTTGGGTAGAAGCCATTGTTAGATTAATGAGGCCTCTAATAGGCCTTCTTGTGCTTTCTACATGGGTATATATGCATGTATCTGGTATAGCAACCCCTGAAGTAGATAACTTTGCTTCAGCGGTAGGATTTTACTTATTTGGTGAACGTAGCCTATTCTATATTAAAAAGAAATGAATCTTATAACAGTTGAGTCGTGTAAGGCAGTTTACAAAATGTTACGTGAACTCCCTCCCTTCAACAAATATGAGTTACCTAGACCTTCCGAGATAGAGTTTTTAGTTGTAGATGATCCTTCTATGTATGGGTCTTATTCACCTGAACCTCACTGTATTACAATGAGTATAAGTAAGATGAGTCTACTCCAAACCCTTGAGAAAACAATGGCACATGAAATGGTGCATCTTATTTTATACCTTCAGGGTAAAAGATATGAACTACATAACAAAAACTTCTATAAACTAACATATCAAATAGCCGAGATATACGGCTGGGAACCTAAGGACTTATAATGGAACACTTAACAGATGCAACTAAACACGTAATAGATACAGCATCAATAGCTACAGCAGTAGGTACAGTAATGCAATTACTACCAGCAATTGCTGCTTTATTTACTATTATATGGACTACCATCCGTATCTACGAAACAAAGACAGTACAGAAACTATTAGGTAAACATAAAGGATAAGTATGGCTACTTCAGGTACTACTACATTTACAGTTACCAGAGATCAAATTATTGAGGCTGCACTACGTAGTTTAGCAGTTCTTGAAGAAGGTGCTACACCAGGGCCTAATGCCCTAGAAAATGCTTCTTTCTCTTTAAATCTTATTCTAAAGAAGTGGCAATCAGAAGGTATTAAAATATGGACTATTAAAGAGTATACACTACCTTTAGTTCCTAATCAAACCTCTTATACTATAGGACCTTCAGCAACTTATAATTTAAATGCTGCTAAACCCTTAAGACTTATTCAAGCTTATTTACGAAACTTATCTAATGATACATACTCAGTAGGTAAGATTTCTTTAACGTCTGGTGGTACTGGTTATACAGTACAACCAACTAATCCAGCAGCTACTACTGGTGGTACTGGATCTGGGGCTACATTTAACTTAACGTTTACTGGCCCAACTGTTACAAGTGTAATGCTTGCTAATACAGGAGGTAGTGGTTATGCTGTAGGCGATGTACTAACAATGACTGGTGGTACCTTTACAACACCTTGTACTGTTACAGTAGACTCACTCTTAAGTGTATATACAGATATGCCTATGACTGTTATCTCACAACAAGAGTATAACATGTTAAGTTCAAAACAATCACAAGGTAACATAAACACTTTATATTTTAAAGCTTGGAGAGACTATGCAGAAGTAAGTGTATTCTTAACTCCTAATACTTTTACAGCTGAAAACTATGAAGTACATTTATTTGTACAAACACCTATTGAAGACATTACATCAGCTAACCAAAACTTTGATTTTCCATCAGAATGGTTCTTAGCTCTTAAATGGAATCTAGTTGCAGATCTTGCTTCAGACTATGAAAAGACTCTTACTGATAAACAATACTACGAACAAAAAGCAAACATGCTTAAGAATGAATTAATGGATTGGGATATTGAATGGTCTTCAACATTCTTCCAACCTGATGCAAGGTCTGGATATGGTAGGAGTTTTAGATAATGCCTATTGTTAATCTTCCATTAACAACGGCTATAAAACAACGTACTAATAACGTTGATAAAGATGCTAAGATGGTTAACTGTTATAAAGAAACTATGCCTGGAGGGGCTACAATGGCTGTTAAACGACCAGGTAAAGCTACTTACACAGTAACTCCTGCATTACCTATTGATGGTAATGGTCTTTGGTCTTTTAATAATAATTTATATGCAGCTGCAGGTACTGGTTTATATCGTATTACTGGTGGTACTTCAGTTAATGTAAACACAGGTATGAGTGGACAAAACGTTAGTTGGGTTAATACACTAGCTACAACAGCACCACGTCCTTACATGGTTTTCCATGACCAAGTAACAGGGTACTCAATGAATTCCACAGGAACCGTTGTTGTAATAAATAAACAAGTAGCGGGTATTACTTTAATTAGTGGTGGGTCTGGCTATACATCCCTTACAGGTACTTTTACAATTACAGGATCTATTAGTGGTTCTGGTGCATCTGGTACTTATATTTCTGATGGCAATACAATAACAAGTGTAACTTTAACATCTAATGGTTCTAACTATGCTGGAACATTAACAACTGTATTTTCAGGTGCAGGTGCAGGTGCCGTAGCCACAGCTTATTTAAATTCATTTCCTACAAGTCCTGTTCCAGGTTTAGTATACCTTGATGGTTATGTATTTGCTATGGACCCACAAGGTAATATATTTCAATCTGATAATGAGAATCCAAATGTCTGGGGACCTTTAAACTATACTTCAGCAGTATCAGAAGCAGATAAAGGTAAAGCACTTGCTAGACATCTTAACTATGTTATAGCTTTTAAAGAGTGGACAGCTGACTTTTTCTATGACGCAGGAAATGCCGCAGGGTCAGTATTAAGTATTAACCAATCAGCTCATATAGAAGTAGGTTGTGCTGATGGTAATTCTATTCAAAACCCAGAACAAACTTTAATTTGGATGGGGACTGTAGTTGAAGGAGGTAGAGGTATTTATATGTTAGATGGGTTATCTCCTCAAAAAGTATCTACTAAAGCAGTTGAGAACTTTTTAAATGCTAGTGATCTATCAGGAACTTATTCTTGGCTATATAAAATTGCTGGACATACTTTGTATGGTCTTGTATTAACAGATCAAAATGTTACTCTTGTATATGATATAAATGAAAAAGAATGGCACTATTGGACTACAAGTAAAGACTATATTGGTGGTGGTGAGGCTTACTTTGAATGTTCTTTTGTAGTACAATTTCCATTTAATAGTGGTATCTTTTATGTACTAGATGCTGTTAATGGTTTAGTGTTTACTTTAAGTCCTAATAACTATGTAGATCCTTTTGGTCCTATTCGAATGCGTATTGTAACAGACCGTATGGATTTTGATACTTATGCTTTTAAAACTGGAAGTGCTTTAACTGTATTTGGTGATAACATTAATGATGTAATGCAAATTAGACATACTGAAGATGACTATGTTAATTGGTCTCAGTATAGACAAGTACAGTTAAACTTACAGAAACCTTGTTTATATCAACTTGGTAGATTTAGACGTAGAGCTTATGAGTATCTTTATAGAGGGAATAATCCATTCCGTATGGAAAAAGTAGAATTTAATCTTAATGGTAGACTGGATTTAAAACAAGAATAGTTTATGCAAGTATCTATAGTAGACACAAAAGACATTGAAACTATGTGGCCTTTTATTGAGGGCTATATGAAAAGAGCAGCTAAGTATACTTATGGTAGATTTGAAGCTGAAGATATTAAAGAAGGACTATTAAAAAAACCTCAGCAACTTTGGGTTGCTTTTAATGACAAAAAGATTTATGGTGCTGTAGTTACTGAAATAACTAAATACCCTAGAATGACAGCTTTAACTGTACACTTTTTAGCAGGCATTGAGTTTGAGTCATGGAAAGAACCTATGCTTAGGCTAGTACAACAGTTTGGTAAAGACAATGGTTGTAAATTAATTGATAGCTATGGACGTCCTGGTTGGGAAAGAGTCTGGGCTAACTATGGTTATACTAAACGTTTTATATTTTATGAATTGCCCTTGGAGAATTAAATATGTTTAACAGCAAAATAGGTATAGGTGTTTTAAAACATCCTGGATACAATGGTAAAGGTGGCGGAGGCGGAGGACAATCTGCATCAACTTCTACACCTGTAGATTTCTTTGGTGCCGGTATAAGAGCTCCCTATGAAGACGCCCTAGAGAATTTAATTCTTGGTGGTGGTCCCTCTCTTGACTATATTAAGAGTCAACCAGGGTTTATATTAGGTAGTGAAATGGGGCAAGAAGGTCTTCAAAGAAGATTTGCAGCAACTGGAGTAGGTCCTAATGGTTATGAAAACTTAGCTATTAATAACTTTCAAAATATGTATGCTGGTGATTATGCGCAAAGAATGATTACTAATCTTGCAACAACTTCTGGAGCTGGGTTAATAGCAAACGCTACATCATCATCATCTACAGGACCAAGTCAAGTACCTGGCATGATTGGTACAATAGCTGGAGCTGCTTTACCTCTTATGTTTCCAGGTTCTGATAGAAATCTTAAGACTAACATTAAACATATTAATACTATTAATGGTATTAAAATATATAGCTTTAATTATATTTGGTCTTATCTTAAATCAGTTGGTGTTATGGCTCAAGATCTTCTTGAGATGCCAGAGTATAAACATGCAGTGCATACAACTAATATAGGTTATGTTGTAGACTATTCTAAATTACCTATTTAATTAAGGAATATAATTATGGCTTCATTTGGTGAAGGTTTTGCAGCAGGGCAGCAAATGGCTGCTGCTTTTAGACAAAGAAAGTTTGAGCAGAGTATTGATGATGCTGGTAAATTAGTATCGGAAGAAATGCAAAAAGAAAAAGACTTTAAATCTCAACAAAGACAACTTGCTGATAATGCTAGAGCTAATGATACAATTACACCAGAACCAGTAAATCCTAGTATCTACCAACAAGGTGACTCATTAGGACTTCAAGGATATCAAACAGGTAATAAACCTATACAAACTACAATGCCTATAGCACCTCCAGGTTATGGTACAAGGGAAGATGGAACTACTCCTGATACAACATTATTAGGTAACTATAATACTGCTGCTGCTCTTAAGGGTGAAAAACCTACTGCAGAAGATACTCGTATGATGCAAAGAGATACACAAAGACCTTACAATGGTCCTCAAGATAATAATATATTAGACTTATCTCAAATTAAACCAGAAGTAGCACCACAAGAAGCTGCTAAACCTAAAATGTTAGATATTTTAAATGATCAAGTTACTACATCTACTAGAGCTAAAGATATTTATGACTATAATACTCGTGTTATTCAAAAGCTTCAACAAGGTGGTAATGCTAGGGCAGCTTTAGAATTCCAAAGTAAAGTATCTACTTCAGAGCTTACATTAGCTCAAGCTGATCATATGAAGTTTAATACTATAAATGCTTTAGGTAAAAAAGTAGGTGACATGGCTAGTAATGCTTTAGAAGCAATGCAACAACCTGGTGCTGACATTAATAAGATTTTTTACGATACTATGGAAAGTGCTAAAGTTGATTTAGGTTATACTGGTAAAGTACCTTTTAGTATGGACCCTAGAGAAAACATTAAGACATTACAATTGTTACAAAAGAATTCTCTTACAGCTTCTGAAAAAGCTGAGTTGGGTATTAAACAAGCTGTTGCTACTCAAAAAAATGTAATGGATAATGCAGAACTTGCTATTAAACAAGACAAATTAACTCTTGATAAAATTAATACTGGCTTAGCTATGACTAAAGAAAATCGTGAACAGAGTACAGTAGCCTTTAACCGTTTAGCTGAGAACGTTAAACTACAATTCCAAGCTCTTAATAGTATTAACTCTGTTATGGACGAAGATTATAAGAAAGCTTTAAGACCTACCTATGATGCTAACTTAAAAACACTTCAAGAGTATTCTAAAGCATTAAATATTCCAATGCCTAACATTACAGTAGGTACTCCAGGTAATACTCTTCCTGGTGTTAAACCTATGCCTGGTGCAGCTCCAAGTCCAGCTCCTTTTGCTGTTAACCCTTCTGCTAATACACAATCAGTAAATAATGCATTCCCTGCTGATGTATTACAAGATGCTGGTGTTGCTAGTGAAGCTGGTGGTTATGTACCACCTACACCTAAAACTCCTGCTCAAGTAGCACAAGATGCTAAAACTCGTGCTGCTACAAAAGAAAACATTAAAGCTCAAATTGAAGCATTAAAAGAGTCTCAAAATAATGTCTTTTCTCGTGCTGGTAATAGAGTTAGCAAAGAGTTTTCTAAAGATTTAAATGCTACTAAAAAAGTACTTAATAAAGCTGGTAAATCTATGTCTGATTGGGCTGTTGGTAAAGATGAAGCAGAAGTACAAGCTAAGCTTAAAGAACTTCAAAAACAATTAGACGCACTTAAATAAATGGCAACAGCTACTAAGTTAAAAGAATCACCTTTCCTAAGTGAGGGAGAGGCTTTTACTAAAGATAAACTATTAGAGTTTATTAAAGAAAGGGAATCCTTTAGTGCTAAAGCATACAAAGATGGAGATCATTACTCTATTGGGTATGGTACTAAAGCGTCTAGCCCTGATGAAGTTATATCTAAAAAAGTAGCAGAACAAAGATTAATACAAGAAGTTGACACTCGTGAGAAGTTTATTCGTAACTTTGCTAAAGTTAAAGGTTATGATTGGAATGACTCACAAGTTAATAGTTTAGTTGACTTCCATTATAATACAGGTCAAAAGAACTTTTTAGCTCTTACTGATAATGGTAAACGTTCTAGTGATGAGATTGCTGCTAAACTTCCAGAATATAATAAAGTAGATGGTGAGTTTAATCAAGGTATTCAAAACCGTAGATTTCAAAATCAATTAGCATTTACTACACCTACTGAAACTAATTCATTAC